AAAGGGCTGCTCACTTGATCTGAAATACCCAGAGAAGCTATCCAATGCCGATGATACCCGCATGGTGACGTGGGCAAGCTGGTTGAATGAAGAGATGTAGGGAGGAACTATGAGAGATACAAACCTCGTAAATGCGCTGCGGGAGCACGCAGAATGGGCGCAGGCAAATGAGTGGGAAACGCCGATCACGCTGGGCGATGATCTGACAGAAGCCGCCGACCGGATTGAAGCGCAGGCGAAAGAAATCGAGAAGCTGCGGGAACAGCTCCGCCAACTGTGCCGAAACTGCGATCTTGAACGGTTGGAGGAACTGGCTAAGGCCGACAAGGATGGTCAACTAATAATGCTGCCGTGCAAGGAGGGCGATACGATTCACCACATTAGCAAAGTGAGGACAAGCCATTTCGAGGACGATAAGATTATCATTGACGACGAGGGTAGATGGAAAATCTACGAAATGCCCTTCGCACTAATACATTTGCCATATATTGGCAAGTCATATTTCCTGACCCGCGAGGAGGCGGAGAAAGCATTGGAGGCGATGAAGGATGGCTGACTTAAAACCGTGCCCGTTCTGCGGCGGAGCAGAAATTATCATCCGGTCAGTATCTGGTATCTTCCCAAGTAGTTCGTACCAACGCACATACAAATATATTCAATGCCGGAGCTGCTTTGCAAGAACGGGAGATTACGCTACAAGACCGAGAGCAATCGAAGCATGGAACAGGAGGGCTGAAAATGCCGCGCCGGTGGTGCATACAAGGTGGGCGCATCTTGGCGGGGACGAGTGGTGTTGCCCTGTGTGCGGATTTGTCATTACCACAGAAGGCAGTTGGGATAAGCCTACTAAAAAATACTGCGAGGACTGCGGCGCGAAAATGGACGGAGGTGATGGCGATGCGAAATCCGTGTAAGGACTGCATTTATTACCACAAAGAGAACAGGACTTGCCAATCGAAAAAATGCGCTACTGGCGGCAGCGGGAAAGTGTCTTGGGTTGATAGACTGTTTTGTTCTCCATGTAAAAAGAACGGAGGTACCAAGTGATGCGGCTGATTGATGCTGACGCAATCCTGAAAGCAGACGAAAATTCCGATAAAGCGCTTGTTCTGGGAAGCGGGAAATCTCTGGAAATAGCTTATGCCTTGCTAAAAAAGAAGGTGGCGGATGCTCCCACCGTGGATGCCGTGGTCGTGACGCGGTGCAAGGACTGTAAGCATAAAGGGTGGGTACAGGAGCCGTGCCACGGTAAGAGCGTTGATTATTGCAAAGTCTGGGACTGCACTTTACGGAATCTGGAATCGACGTTTTGTAGCTACGGCGAGAGAAAGGACGGCTGAAACTGTACTTGTTGGGGGGGAAGTAAGATGGATGAGTACATCGAGAAACACAAAGTGGTCAATCTGCTGATCGAATTAGAGAAAGAATTTCAGCAGTTTAAGCCATTCAAAGGCTTTGAACACGCAATGTATCGCAAGTTGTGTGAAGCTGAAATTGCTATCGGCAAGCTGCCTGCCGCCGATGTGGTGCAGGTACTACGCTGCAAGGACTGTAAAGATTGGGGACCCGGAACCGGTGACGTCCCCATCTGCTGGGAAACATACGAACCAATGCCGCCAGATGGCTTTTGCAGCATCGGCGAGCGAAAACCCAGTGCGGACGGCTGATCGCCAGCCGTCCCGCGCAACAAAAGGAGGTAAGCTATGGAGGATCGGGACAAAAAACTGCTGAAAGCCTATGCGGCACACAATATGAACGTGAGCGAGACCGGCGGCGCGGTTTACCTGCACTACAACTCCATCCGCTACCGCTTTCGGCTCATTCAGCGGGAAACCGGGCTGAACCCACGGAATTTTTACGATCTGGAAAAGCTGTTAGCCATGATAGACGCGCAGGGGTCCTGACTACCTGCATCGGTAGATCAAAGGGGAGGGGCACTTCGTAAAGGAGGCCCATTATGAAATACCGATACACCGTCCAGCAGCTCCAAAAAATGGAGCAGTGCCGTTATCTCACCGACCGGGAACGGCGGGTGTTCAATCTGGTTTGCCGCCGGGGCTGGGCGATTGAGGACGCGGCGGCAGAGCTGTACCTATCCCGTTCCTCCGTGAACGCCTGCTTGCACTCCATCCGGGATAAAGCAGGCATCTCCCGCCCAAACAAAAGACGTCCTTAAGCCATGACAAGCGGTGTCCTGTGGTACGGTAACCATAGAGCACCGCTTGTTTTGCGCGCGGAAACAGGGGGTGTATTTTTAGAGAAGGAGGAATCTCTCTATGGCTGAATTTGCAAGCAAGGGCGTCGCAGGCACTGCTCTCGGCACCGGCATTGCCGGTCTGTCTCTGGGCGTCCTGAACTCTCTGGGCGGTCTCGGCGGGATCCTGCTGGGCAATCGTGCCATCCCCTTTGCCGCTGGTATGGCGGCGGAGGCCGGATGCAGCGAGAACCACACGGTCAACCGCTATGAGCTGTCCATGGTGCAGGAGAACGCCAAACTCCGCAGCGACATTGCCCTGCGGGATGCCAACACCTACCAGGACCAGAAGATGTTGGAGATGTACAAGTACATCGACGGCAAGCTGGGCGAGGTGCAGGGTGTGCTGGCCTCTCAGGCGGTCAACAATCAGGCCACCAAGGACAGCTTCCAACTGTTGCAGGAGCGCGTGGACTGCTGCAAGAACGAGCTGTGCGGGGCCATTTCCCGGGAGCGGGACGAGCGGAAGTGCGCTGACAACACCATCGTCACCTACACGAACGCCACCTTTTATCCCAAAATGGTCGCGGACATCACCACCGGCACCGGCACCACGCCCCAGTCCACCTATAACCCCCTCCCCGTCTCCAACTGCGGCTGCGGCTGCTAAGAGACGCAGAGGGAAGAAGAGAGGGGCATAGCGCCCCTCTCTCCCGTCATTGGAGGAATCTATGGTAACATTGGATCAGATCAAGCAGGGCGCTGCCCGCTATGTGGATGAGGAATTTACCGGCAAGCTCACCGGCTGGCAGAAATGGGCCGTCGGCGCCGGGGCCGCTATGGCCCTTGGCAATCTGGACGCCAGCCTTTCCCCCCTCCGGGAGCATCCCGCCGTAAAGGCCCTCGGCGTCTTTGACGAGGCGGGGAACGTAGACCTTGACAAGATCTACACCTGCCTGAAAACCGAAGCCGCCAAAGGCCCCGTCACCACCAATATCCCCCTGATCGGGAACGTCACGCTGAATGAAACGGATGTGGACAAGCTCTACACCTTCATCAAGCAGAGTTAGGAGGCTCTTATGCACGAGATCAAACACTTGGCCGAAGAGATCCGGGAAGAACTGGACGATGCCGAGAAGTACGCCCGTGAGGCCGTCAAGCACGCCGGGGAGGACCCGGAGGACGCCAGCACCTACGCCGACCTCAGCCGTCAGGAGCTGGGCCATGCCAATCGGCTCCATGAAATGGCCGTTCGCCACATCGAAAAGGCGAAGGACGCCGGTCTCCATCCCACGGAGGCCATGCAGGCCGTCTGGGACTGGGAGCATGAGCGGATGCTGGACCGCGCCGCCCATGTGAAAACGCTCCTGTCCATGATGTAAACGCCAAAGAAAACACCCCCGCCAGACGGCGAGGGTGTTTTCTTACTTATAGGGGTTCTTGGCGTTGGTGGTGCAGATAATGTCCCACAGATCCGCCCGGTGCTCCTGACCGGCAAGGGCGGCGCTGGCCTCCGCCTTGCTGACCCTGCCGTTTCCGTCCGCGTCGGCCCTGTCTTTCATGGAGAAATACTCCTTGGGGGAAAGTCCGGCATCATGCGCCTGCTTTACCTTCTCGTAGGCTTTCCCGCTCATTTTCTCGCTGCCGTACTTCTGGTACAGGGCCAGAAATTCCCCGGTGGATACGCCGATGTCCCGCTTGGACGTTTTGGCGTTCTCAATCCACTTGGCGCTGGGCTCATACTTGGGGTCTACCTGCTGACGGGCCGTCTCACGCGCATATTTATACACGTTCTGGATGTAGTCAGACTTTTCACTGTCGCTCATGGACTTGTAGGCGGGAAGCTTCACTGCCGCCTCCACCAGCTCCTTCCGCGTCTGGCCCATGGCCTTGGCGTACCGGGTGTATTTCTCGCCGGTCAGGGTCCGGGTCTCGCCCTTCACCGTATAGGACTTTTCCGCCGCCGCCGGATAAACGGCGCTTTCTCCGGTGACTTTTGCCAGCCGCCGGATCTCCTGCGTGGCGGGGCTGTTGTCCTGCGCTTTCAGGAAGCCGGGGGAGAGGAAGGACTGGAATACCCGCTCCGGCGCGGAGCCGTTAGAGACCTCGTTGCCCCACATATCCACCATGGGCTGAAGCTGATTCCGTGCGCCGGGGACCTTCTTCGCCGCTCCCTGCAAGAAATAATTCACGTCAGAGGCTACCTGCCCGGAGCCCTTCTCCACATAGCTTTTGCGCACCGTATCATCAAATACGGACGCAACCTTGCTGCCGATGGTGGGGATATACTGTCCGGCGTAACTGCTGGCCGCCCGGTCAATGAGGTACATAGGCTTGCTCTTGGCATAGCTGATGTTGGAAACCAAATCATTCAGGGAGGACAGCATGGAGGTCTCCAGCACAACGTCCTGCATCCCCAGCAGAGAATCCACCAGCGCATCAAAAGTGCCGCCGCCCTTCCGAACGGATTCCATGACGGCAGCGCCCGCGAACAGGGGCATTGCCGCAGGAACCGCCCAGTCCAGCGTGTAGGACCTGTCCCCGATCTGAATAGCATAATCCTGCCCGCCCATGGACTTCTCAAAGGCTTCCTCCTTGTCATCGTCACCGGCCCGGACATGGAGCAGTCCCTCCGCTGCCAGATAAGCGCCCAGCGCCAGAATCCCGGTGCCGGTGAGACCGGATGCAATGGAATCCACGGCATCCGCCGCCGTGCATTTCCCGGATTTCACATCAAACATGGCTTCTTTGATGCCCTTGCCCAGCCCGATGGGGCTGTAATCAAGGCCCGTTGTCAAAATGTTGGCCGGGGTCTTTCGGAAGGGGAGGAAGGCGTCTGCCGCGAAAGATGCGGCCCTCAATACCTGATTATCCCCCTGATACCGTCCCATCTTGGATAGCGCCTCGGAAAGCGCCGTGGTGTTTCGGTAAGTGGCCCGCTGGGCTTCCTCAATGGCGTAGGCCCGTGCCGCCTCCACGTCTGCGGATCTGGTCCCCGCGTGGGCCTCTGCCGCCGTGACCCCCTTGGCTTGCAGCGCCTGAGCGAAGCTGTCTACATAAGCCGCACGGTTGAAGATCACGTCCTCATAGTCAAGGGCGCGGCTGTTCAGGTCTCCGATGCTCTGCACGGCACGGGAGAGAACGTCCTCCCCCTTGAACATTTTCCGCTTGCTCTGGATCTCCCGCTCAATGCCTGCTGCCGTGGCGTCGGAATACTTCCCGCTGCCCATGGCCGCGCTCTGGTCTGTCTCATACTGGCCCTTGGCAAAGGCTTTCAGATCCTTGTCAACATTCACGGCCTTTGTCCGCTGAGAGGGATCTTTGATGACCGCCCGCTCGATTGCGGTCCCGATGCCGTCCTTGATTTTCCGTGCGCCGAACTGAATGGCGTTGCCCATGATGTTGCGGATGTGGGTGGTGGGGTTGGTCAGCATGGAGGTGTACCGCCAGAAATTGGCCTTCTCCCGGAACGTGCTGGGGATCTGGTCCGCAATGGAGGTGGTGATGGCGTCCCACGCCGCCGCCCGCTCCGCGTCCGTCTCTGCCATCAGGTAGTTGGTTGCCAGCTCGTCAGAGAGGGTGAAGCCCGTCACCTTGTCGATGTAGTCCACCCGTGCGCCTTCCACGTCTCCGCTGTCTGGGGTGTTCTGCCGGGGCATCCGGTTCTGCCGTGCCGCCCGGTCATTCATTTTGTCTACCAGCCGCCGCAGCGTCAGCAGACGGCCCTCCGGCGTCAGCCGATTCATCAGGTTCATGGCCTGCACCATCTGTGCGCTGTCATGGGCCGCGTCCGCAATGGCCGTTGCCAGCTCAAAGGCGGCCTTGTGGTCTCCTTCGGAAATGGCAAGGTTGTAGGCGCTGATGGCCTCGGCGGTGTCCGCCTTGGTGATCCGCTGTCCCAGCTCCGCCTTGGCAATGAAGCTGTTCGCCACCTCGCGCCAGCCGTCCCGCGCAATCTTGGCCTGCGCCTGCTGCACGGCGCTCCGGTCCGTCACCACGTCATAGTCAAACGCGCCGCCTGCAATGGCGTTTTCATACACGGTTGCCATTTCCGGGGAGGTCAGGGGGCTATTGAGAATCGTGGAGACCGTTTTTTCCACATTCCGCCCGGTGTCAGGGTTCACCGTTGGCACCTCAGAGGGTGCCCGCCACTGGTCTGCCTGGATGCGCTGGGCGCTGTTGGGGTTGACCGGGTAAAAGTCCTCACTCTTGGCCTGCATGGTATCAAAGGGCGTGTTCACCGCACCCGCCACGGCGTCACCCGGCGTGTCAAACCCTGCCGCGCCCCCGTTCTTGACATTTTCTGCCCCCTGTGCTATGCTATTATTAGCATTGAGGGGACGCGTACCCTCAACAGGGCTTGACGCCGCAGAGGATGCCGTAGGTTTCGGACCTACCAAGCTACCCTCTGCGGGGGTCAGGTCCATTTTTATAACCTGATGTGTCCGGTAATTATTATTGAACGGGTAAACTTCCACGTCAAACTTTGCCACAAAAGATTCGCCGCCAATAGAAACAGGGGTTTCAAAATAATCGTAACGCACAACAGGTCGATCTTTCCCACTGTGCTGTGTATATTCTCCGCTCCCAACATAAGTCCCGTTCCGTACAACATCAGGTAGGTTAGATAGCAAAGATAGCTTCTCTGCCGTGAGGCTGCCATCGCTGATGACCTTGCCGAGAACCTTATTGCCAATGTCCACCGTATAAGGCTGCCCGTTAAAGGTCGCTCCCTCTACAACAACGCCCTTTGCGGGCTTGAAAATGCTCTTGTAGACGTTCTTCAGCGTACTCTTGAAGCTCTGCCCCGGCAGAGAAGATTCCAGCCCCCGCGCCCCGGCAATGCTGTTCTGCGCTTGGGTCAGGGCGTCGCTGCTCACTTGCACCGGCGCTGTGTTCTGCCGCTGGGTCTGGGTCGGCACTTCGCCCTTGTAAGGCTTCTTGATGGTAGTCGCCTGACCAACCCGAATATTCTCCGCCGTCTCCACACCGGGGACGGCGTTTTGCGCGCCCTCTGCGGCGTTTGCGGGGGCGGGGGTATCAATACCCTCCCGCACCTCCGGGCGTACCTCCTGCGTAGGCTGTGCGTCCGCCTGACTGCTTCCGCGCTGTCGGATAACGTCAACGCCTGCGCCGATGCCGCCCATGGCAGCGCCCACCGCCGCGTCATACAGCGCCTCGCCCCAATCAAACTTGGCAGAGGGGTCATACGTGGCCCGCTGCAAAATGGGTTGGACATAATCTTCCAAAAATTCTTCTCCGCCCTCGGAGATCATGGAGAGGGCCAGCCTCCCGGCGGGACGCTTGGCAAGGTCGCTCATGACCTGAACGGCTGTGTTTTCGCCAAATTTGGCGATTAACTTGCTGGCTGCCTTCTCCGCGAGGCCGCGCCCAAACGCCTTCTGAAACAGCTTAGAAACGTTGGAAATTTTCTCTGTTCCAAGGCTCAGCGCACCGCTGCCCAGTCCGTAGGCAAGCTGCTGGCCATAGGTAGCCCCGGCCTGTCTTGCCCGTTGAGCGCTGCTCCCGGCGGACCGGGCCGTCATCAGGGCAAGACCGGCACCGGGGATCACAGCGCTGGCCGCAACATCCCCCGCCATCTGTATGCCCTGCACACCCAGATCCACGGCGAACTGGCCCACCGGACCCAGCCCTTCCTTGGCCTGCGCCACATCCGCAGCGGAGCTTTGGGACAGACGGTCCGCCGTCTGATACGCCTTGTCCGCCACTGCCTTGTCGGACCGCTCCACCGCCTTGGTGTAGCCTTCATGGGCCGCGATCCGCCGCTTGGCGCTGGCAAGGTAGCCCTGCACCTGCTTCACGTCCGCCGATGTCATGGCCTTGCCGTTGGCCCACTTCACGTCCCGGAGCATCTTCTCATACCGCTTCACCGCGTCATGGTCGCTTTGCAGGGAATCCCCGGCGTTCTGGTTGGCGATCCGGGTATTCAGCTTCCCTGCCCCCTCCGCCAGCACACCGCCCAGATTTGCGTAGGCGGAGCCGGTGGACTTCGCCGCGCCGGAGATCACCTTCCCCACGCGCCCGTTGTCCAGAGAGGGGGGCGTGGTGCCGCCGGTCCGCACGTCTGCCAGCAGGCGGCTGTTGGGTCGGCTGTTCCCGGTGCTGGCGTTCTCCATAGGCCGGGGGGATGCAGAAGGCGTAACGGCCTTCGTTTTCTTGGCCTTGGCGGGCTGGGTCCCACTCTTTCGCTCGACCGGTGTTCCGTCTAAGTGCACCAGACCCCGCCCGGATGTCGGAACGCTCTGCCCGCCGGTCACAGCCTGCCCGGTTTTGATATACACCAGCTTACCCATACTGTCACCCCTTGTAAACAATGCCGTAAGGCTTCAAAACTTCTGCGTTGATTCGACGCTGCTGCTCTGCCGTCAGCTTAGACCAGTTGTTATCCAGCCACCGGCCCACCTTTTCGGTGTTGCCGTCCTTCAGGTCCGTATTCAGGCCGGATGCCCATGCAGCGAGATTGCCGACGTTTTCATACTTGCCGCTGCTGCCGCCGCCCTGATACTTCGCCCATGCCTGGTCAGCCGTCAGGCCGCCTGCGGCCTTCTTGGAGTTGGCCCCCCACTTGCCGTCCTGAGACACGCCGTAGTATTTCTGGAGCTGCTTCACCTGCTCATTGGTCAGGGAGCCGTTGGAGTAGCTTCCCTTCTTTTTGCCGGTGCTGCCGCTGCCGGTTTTGGCAGTGCCGGTTGTTCCCGCCGTCAACCTGCCGGTGCCGTACAGGGAATCGTAGGCCCCCTGCCCGTAGTAGTAATCAAAGGCGGAGATCACGTCATCCGTCACGATGCCGTTTTTCAGGGCGGACTGAACCTGACTGGCGGTCAGCGTCGGTTTTATCACGGTGCTGCCGCCGGAGCTGCCGGAGCCGGAGCCGCCGGTCTGCCCGCCGTACTTGGCGTAGAGATTCTGCTGCCGGACGTATTCCTCATACAGGGCGTTTGCCAGCTCCGCGTCTCCCGTTGCCTCTGCCTTGGCAATGGCGTTCCGGTACTCCGTGTCAAGCTGGCTCCGCTGGAGGTCGATCGCCGCCGTCTTTTCCGCCTGCTCCCGGTCGATCTGGGAGAGGTTCTGCTGGAGCACAACGTCCTGTGCCAGCGCCGCCTGTCCGGTGGTGCCGGTGTTCAGGCCGTTTGCCACTGCCATCTCCTGAAACGCGCCACGGCTCAGAGCGTTCTGGTTGGCCGCGCTGTTCCGGGCAATGTCATACACCGGCGCGATCTGTGCACGGCTGGCATCCAGTGTGGCGGTGTTCTGCTCGTAAGCGGATTTCAGCGCCGCCAGCTCCGCCGCCACCTTCTTGGCGTACAGCTCCTTCAGGTAGTCGCTGCCGTCCCCGATGTCAAAGCTCATGCCAGTCTGAGCGGTGCCGGGGTTCTGCACCGGCACATTCCCGGCGTTAATATCCGTGACCCGCTGTTGGCTGTATGCCGGGATCCCGTAGCCGGTAGTCCCAGCCTGTACGCCGCCGTTCTCCGCCAGATAGTCTCCAAAGGACTGCACCTTGCCGTTGGCCTGTGCGGAGGGGGAGGTGTCCGTACCCATGAGATAGCGGTAGTAGGCCAGTTCCGCGCTTTCCGGGCTGACGTCCAGACCCAGCCGCCGCCGCAGATCGTTCACGGAGGAAAGAGCGCCGCTGTCCGTCACATAGCCGTTTTTATCAATGGTGTAGCCGTATCCGGCACGGATGGCGTTTGCCGCCTGGTTGGCCTGATCTCCGGTGATCTCGCCCCGCTGAAGCCGGTTGCGGATGTCCTGAATCTTGGAGCGGTCCAGTGCGGACATCATTTCGTTGTCCGTCCACGCGCCGCTCTTGCCGTAGCTGCCGTTCCCGGCGTTGATGTCCTGATGGGGGGTGTAGTCTGCAACGCCCTTCACAGCCTTCTTTGCGTAGCCATTCTCATCGTAAAATACGGTGTAGCCGTTGGAAATGGAATATCCCCCGGCCAGATCGGGCCGTCTGCTCATGTCCGCGCCGCCGGTCATCTTCTTCCAGTAATTTGCCTGATCCGTGGGCTGCAAATTGGCCGCCCCGTAAATACCCGGCGTGGTATATCCGCCGGTGCCGTAGCCGGGGCCTTTTACATAGGGCGTCCCGCTGCTGCCGGAGGAACTGTCCCTGCGGCTGCCGCCCTTGTCATAGGTCTGGCTGTACGTCTTGTCGGAGCCGATCATGTTCGGCTCTCTGCCGCCGTACTTGTCAGCGATCTTATTCTCACGTTCTTTGGTCAGCCGGTTCCGCTCGGAGGCCGACAGGTCCGTTCGCTGAAGCTCCTTGGAGTAGTCTTTGTTTTTATCGTAGTACCCTGCCATACTTGGCCCTCCTTATCCGTTCCAGTCTGCCCGGGCTTCCCTTATATCAATGTGGGTGAAGCCCTTCTGGCTGTACACGCCCACGCCGCCCCAGTCGGGCATGAGTTCTCTTGCGTAGGCTGCCACCGCTGCCGGGGTTTTGCCCCGTACCACAATGTCCGCCGCCGTGCCGTAGCAGTGCTGGCTGTGTTCCGCGCCGTCCACCTGCTCGTTATACTGGGGCGTCCGGTAGGCGCTGCGAATGACCACCGGAACGCCGAAGTGACTGCGGATGCTTTGCAGCACCATCACCAGCCGGGGGGCCACCAGCACGGCATCAGAGCCGTCCTTGCAGGCAAATTCTTTCACTTTGAAATGGGTGGACAGCTTCTTGCCGCCGTCCGCTGCCTTGGAATAGGCGTTGATCTCTACCATGGGTTTCTCTCCTTCTGGTTCAAATGCGTCCCCGTTTTTGTACTTCCACGCAAGGAAAAACGGAATGATTCGCCCGTCACCGGTGAAGCCCTTGCCCTCGCTGTCCATGAAGCAGGTAGACCCGCCGCCGTCCATCATAATGGCGTTTTCCCAGCCGGACGCGGCCAGCAGGTCACGGAGCTGTTCCGGCGTCCGCCGGTCCTTGCTCACATAGTAGGCGAACCGACCGTTCTTGGTGCCGATGGCCGTTCGAGGAGCGCGGTACTTCATATCCGCTCCGCAGTGGATGGGGTTGATCTTCTTCCCGCCGATGATGAGGTGGACACACTCCATGTAATTCCGGTCCCCGTTGGGCACGGTTTTTACGCCGAAGTCCGCCGGGGTGTCCCAGCTGATGGCCCACGCCCGGTAATTGGGGGCCTTGCGGACCTTGCCGTCTGCCTTCAGGTGGCAGGCTGGTGCCTGGTTCCGTAGGAAAATGGAGCCATTGCAGATAGCGTCCCCGCCCGCCTCCGCCAGCATCTTTTTCAGGTTGGCCGTGGTGGAGCGGAGACGCTTCCGGTTGAAATAGATCTTGATGAATTGTAGGTCGGAGAGCGGGACGGTGCCCGCTCTCGTGCTCATGTGTGAGCCTCCGTATTCTGTTGTTTCCCCTGATCGCTGGCCTGACGAATGGCATCCAGCATATTTTTAATAAAGGCGGGGTAGGGGATCCCCATCACTGCCGTATTCTCCAAAATCGACAATCCCTCGTTGGCAATAAAGAACATACACACTGCGTCACGGGCAAAGTCGCTGGATGTGGCCTGATCCAATAATGCCCCCATCCATACCAGCGCCAGCATGACGCACTTCTTCGCCAGCCCCTTGAACCCGGCGTCGGAACTCAGCGCCCCGGTTTTGCTCTTGCCGGACTTGTGCCAGATCGCTGCCACCAGCCAGCCCGTGGCGTAATCCAACGCCATAAAGCAGATCAGAACTTTGAGAGCCACGTCCCAACCTCCAAGTGCCTGGGCGATGGCGGAGCCAGCCGCAGCCAGCACCGCCAACACCGTGTTTTTGATGTGTAAAGCGTTCATGGTGTACCTCCTTTCGGTGGTCACACCCGCACGGCCTTCTCAGGACGACCATCCTCGTCGAAGGTAATACGGTAATGGCCTTCCGGCGTCCAGACCTCCTCCTCGGTGTTGGCCTTGGCGGGGTCACGCCGCATATAGTCATGCAGATGACGCACGTCCTCCGGCTCCTTCTCCGCCTGGCTGAAGCCCTCGGCCATCTCCTGTTCCGTCCAACTGGCGATCCCGCCGTCGGGGTTCAGGTGGAAGTTGGCCCCCGCCTCCTTCAGCTCCTTGTTGATAGCCTCGATGGTCTTGCCGCTCTTGCAGCCCTCGTTGATGATCTCAGCAAACTTCTTTTCCATAATGTTTCTCCTTTCAATTTTTCGGCTTACTCAGCCGGTTTTTTTTCATTCGTATAAGTTGTTGACGCATCACGTGTTTGCGTGTGGATGGGGGGGGGAGGATTGGCCTCCGGCTTTTTTAAAAGCAGAAGGCGAAGGCCACGCAATACACATCATTCGCACTGATGTAGTCGGCGAGGCCGCTGTTGCTGACCGCGCAGAAACTCGTGTAGTTGCCAATGCGTGGAGAGCGCTGCCACCAGTAGTTCGCGCTACCGTTGTAATTCTTCACCTTGCTGTTGCCTGCCTTATAGTAGGCGTATTGTGTGCCCTCGCCGCTTGCAGAATAGGTGATGTTACCAAAAATCTCGATCTCGCTCAGCAGAAACAGTTTGTCCGCCGTGGTGTTGATGGTGCTGCTCTTGCTGCCCGCCGAGGCCAGCTTGTTCACCTCCCGGATGCCGTTCTGCACCTCCGTAGGCATCAGGGCGAGAATGGCAGGCAGGTCCGTCTGCCGCATGGAACAGCTCATCCAGCCGCCGCTGTTGGTGCTGCCACCGTTCATCATCTTTCTGTCCGCGTAGCAGTCATGCATCTGGAATGTCAGCGGAGCTTTCCCGGAACCGTCGGCATAGTCATCGTGCCCCTTTCCAATAATGTCGATAGCATACGCCGTCCCATTGATCGTCATGGGCTTCTGGTTGCCCACCGCCCAAGTAGCGGGCACTTGGTTTTTGTGGCAGGCGTCAATAATCTGCGCCCACGTATTATCCGCAAAGTTCGCCTTGTACGTCACCGGCGCTTTCAGCGTCGGCACAATGCCGCTCATAATCACTCTGCCCATTATTCCACCTCGCTTCCTGTAAAGGCCCCTGTCCCGGCGTTGCCGTAGAACTTCCGCCCCACAAGGTCATACAGCCCCACCGCTCCACTGGGGTTGATACACGGCAGGAAGTCCCGTACCAAAGTACCGTTGTCATAGATTTGGCAGGAGTAGACCGCCATCTGTCCCCGCTGGGAATCTACGTTGCCGTTTGTGATGGTCGCGAACAGAAGCAGGTTGTAGGGCGATTGGGAGGTGGTCTTTGCAAAAGTGAAGTTTTTTCCATCCAGCGTCAGCACGTTCTGGTTGAAGTCGATACTGTGTTTCCCTGTGCACGTCCCGGTAGGATTCTGAACAGCGTTGCCGTACAAGGCGAACCATCTTGTGTTCGCGTCATCAGCCGCCAGACAGAAAGCCGTATCCCCGGAGGCAATGCGTGCGCCAAATAGAAATGCATCACTCGAATTAAAACCGATGACATTGCAATCCATTTTCACGCGGGTATTTTGATTCGGCTTAAAGCCGGTATCAACCCACTGCGTCCCGGTACTCTGAATATAAGCTAACTTTGTGTACCCGGAAGGCAGTGCAACAGGCTTCGTGTGTACGCTGCCCTTCCGTAGGAATAAACAATGTCCCATCACGCCACCCCCTTTAAGAGCATGGTGGTTTCGTCAAATAGTGCATTGCTGCGCAGGACCAAAGCAGGGCGGATACCCTGTGAGTTGGTTGCATAATAACTACTGGCGGCCCCGTTTAAGTTTACATACCACGTGCGATCATCACTGCTTTTGTCTGGAGACCGAAGGTGCCATCCAGTTGGCGATCCGCCAAGTTTTGCAATGCGCTTGTTGTTGGCAGACGTGCCGGTCCCAGACTCAAAGTAGGACAGCTTCGCGCCATCCTGCGGGAAATACGGGTTGTTGCTGGTTGTCCAGCCTACTTCGTAACCCGACAGCAGGAAGATCTTCGCGGACAGACCATTCGCGCCGCTCTGGTCAGTGCCGCCAGAACCGCCGTTCTTGCGATACGGGATTTTTACTTGTTTGATCGCAGCCTGTTCCGCACTGCCCAGCGTATTGAAAAAATCTCCGTTCAACCATGTGTTGATAGCGCTGCTTTCATACTTGTTTACGTCGCTGGTGTGCCACTGCCGGTTGCTGTGAATATTCTTCCTCAACAGCCACGTTCCGTCACAACTTGCGTCATACAGGTTGGAATTACTGGGAATCCCTTGGTTGACAACCAAGTATTCAACAGCCGTGCCGCCCTCCATCAACTTCACGGTGGTCCCAACGGCAAGGGAACTTGCAAGGATGCCGGCTGACGGGGCTTTTGCTCTGCACCCGCCAACCACCGTTACATGGCCCATCAGCTCACCTCCGCAACAATGGGGATCGCAACCGTGTTGGCATCCCCGAAGATGGTAAACTTGATGCCCCCTGCCACCGTTTCAGCAAAGCCGTTGGTGATGCAGTTGAGGTACTGGTTCTCCGCCTCCACAAAAGCCGCGTAATCGTCAGAGGTCCCGGCCCCCGTGTAAACGTGGTCTACCGTGGCGGTGTTTTGTGCCGTCACCCCGGCCATGGCAACGCTCTGCGTCTTGACGCCGGTGTTTTCATCCTTCACCCACGTGGTCCCGATGGTGGCGGTGTAGGTCTTGACGGAGCTGATCTCCGGCAACTGGCTTGCAGGCACCTTGCCGTCCGTTCCCAAAGATGCCACGCCGTCCGCCGTGCCCTTTTCCGTAGATGCAATGGCTCCGATGGCGTCCGGGGTAATAGGGTCACTGCCGTTTGCCCCGTGCTGGCTGGCGTGTTTCCCCGCCGCCTTGCCGTTCCACGCGGTTTTCTGCGCAGCAGTCACATGGATGTCGCTGTTGCCAATGTGCCCCGGCACGTCTTTCAGCGCCGTGTTGAACGCCGTCTCCGTGCCGGAATACCCGGCTTCCACGGCGGTCTGATACGCGCTCTTGCCGTCCGTGCCCTTTACACCGGCGGGACCCTGGGGACCATCCGGGCCAACGTCGCCCTGGGGACCCTGTACGCCCTGAATGCCCTGCGGACCCTGGGGACCCGTCGCGCCCTTGGCACCGGTCTCACCCTGGGGACCGGTGGGTCCTTGGATGCCCTGCTCGCCCTGTGGGCCAATGTCACCCTTGTCGCCCTTTTCGCCCTTGGGACCTTGGATACCCTGCGCACCTGCGGGCCCCTGTGGGCCTTCCGGGCCTTGCAGCTTGCCAACGCTTACCCAATCCGAAGCAAGCTCGGACCAGATGTAGCACTCCTTGTCCGCCTCCACCATGTACATCTTCTCGTTGCCGGTGGGTATGGCTTTTCGCAGCGCCGCCAGAGTGGGATAGACGTCCTCAATGTAGAGGCTGGTTCCGTCCTTGCCGGGAGCGCCGGTTGGGCCTTGTGCACCAGTGGGGCCTTGTGGGCCTGCGGGTCCTGTTTCACCCTTGTCGCCGGGTGCACCCTTGGGGCCGGTCTCACCCTGAATACCCTGAACGCCCTGCAATCCGGTCGGCCCCTGCGGACCGGTAGGACCGGCAGGGCCGGTCTCACCTTGGTCTCCCTTTGGCCCCTGCGCACCGGCCACGCCCTGGATACCCTGCGGGCCTCTTGCGCCCTGTGCGCCTTGCTCGCCCTGTACGCCCTGCGGGCCTTGGGGGCCGCGCACGTTTACGCTCTGGGGCGGGGATGTTACATTTTGCAGGGAAAAGGACATGACGCCGTTAATGTCCACACTGGGGACGATGGCGGGTCCCACCGGACCTTGCGCGCCGGTGGCTCCGGTATCGCCGGTATCGCCCTTGTCGCCTTTTTCACCCTTATCACCCTTCACGCCGGCCACCACGGTCACGCCATTCTGGTCCGTCACCGTGCCGTTGGTGAACTGCATCCGGCTCCGCTGGGGGAGGGCCTGTCCGTCCGGGCCGATAATCAGGTGACCGGAAGAACCGGTTGCCTGCCAGGTCTCGCCGTCCGTGCTGACCTCCAGCACCTTATCGCTGTTCAGACGGATGTACTTGAATCCGGCCTCGTTCTGCGGCAGCAGCACCGCCGTTTCTACACCCAGATTTTCCAGCGCCGGGATCAGGGTCTCGTTCATGTAAGTCTGAATAGCCTTGCCGCCCTCGTCGAACTTGTTTTTCAGCTCGGCAGAGGTCATCCCGCCTACGTCATTGGGCTCATCGTCCAATGCCGCAATGATCGCCATGTTTTTGTTGAATTTTTCAAGCGCCACAGGTTACACCTCCGTTTTCGGCACTTCGCCGGTCTCGTTGATTTTCCGCTGCAACTGGCCGTATCCGGCCCCGCCCCGAATGGGGACGGCTTCCTCTTCGGCAACAGGTTGTTCGCTCTCTGCCCTCGGCTGACCGCCCATCATGGCACGTTCCTGCTGCTGGAGGGCTTGGATCAGCGCCTCCTTGTCGGTGATCTGTCCGGCGGGCAGCCGTTTCAGGTATTCCACCGTGGAGATCTTGCCCTGCATCAGCAGATTGTCCAAGGTCTGCATGGCGGCGATCTCGCTCCAGTAGGAAGCCGCGCCCGCGTCCAGTCCGATGGTGAAGGGGATCTCCTTCAGGATGGAGAAATCAAAGGGGACCACCAATTTGCTGTTGTCATAGGGGTTGGAGATCTCCACATACCGCTCTCCGTAGTATTCGCCCATGAACTCCATGTAGATACGGCCCAGATCCTCAATGCTCTGCAAGAGGTTCTGCTTCGTCAGCTCCATAGGCGTCGCCGCCGCCCGCTGCAAGGCGATGATGGCGGAGGTGTTGTCCGGGCGAGTATCGCCCAGCGCCACGTCCGATGCGCCGAGGAACTTCTGCGTGTAGCTGATGGCAATGTCGATAAACTGGCTGATCTGTGGGGAGATGCTGGCGGGGTCAATGATCTTCGCCACGCCCTCCACACTGCCGTTTACCGGAATGGCCCCACCGATCTTGTTTGTCCACTTGGCTACCTTGGTGGAATCGTATACCACCTTCGGATAGGCCAGCGTCATCAGCGAGATCATGGACATGGCAAACAGCTTATTGACAAAGATTTGGTTGGGCAGCAGGCCGGTGATCATAGCCTGTCCGTGATAGCAGTCCTGCACATAGTCCCAGTTCATCCACGTCAGGGGATACAGCTTGATGCCGAGGTCCAGATCGCCCCGGATCTCCGCCTGCCGGGTGCACTCGTAGGCGTGGACGGTGCCGGTCTCGTCATCCTTCCACAGCCGGAGCAGCACCGTCACCTTGTTCCCGCTGCCGCTCATGGAATCCATGTAGTTGTTGCCGCAGTCCTTGTTGTCCGGCTGGATCTCGTCCGGGTCCTTGCCGTACCGCTTGGCCCGCTTCCGGGCCTCACTCAGCAGCATCCGCCGCTCCAGAATGATGTAGGGCTGGCTCTGCACGTCACGGTTGTTGGGGTTGCCGAACAAAACCTGCGTGTTCATCAGAACCTCCGTGCGGATGGCGCCCTTGCTGGCCTGTCCGGTCTCCGCCGTATCGTCCCAGTAGGTATACATACAGCCGTCACCGTCCACAGCGGCATTGCGGGTATACTCCCGGATGCGCCCGCCGAGGCTGTTGTGCTCAGAGATGGACGCAAACTGATCGTTGAGAATGTCGGCCACCAGCTCCAGGGTCTGCGTGTTTCGCTCCCCGCTGGAGGACATGGCCCGTGCCCACAGCTTCAGGTTGTCCGTGGAGATATTCGCCACGGAGAACAGCACCACCCGCTTCATAAAGTTGAATACGGGGGTGGGGAGGCCGTTGCTCTGCACACCCTCCCACTGCTTCAAGGTTGTTATCGCAGGGGCTTTTTATCCCCTGCTTCTCATGGTTTCCCATGAGTTCAGCATATCTTTTCACCCGGTCTGAGTGCCCCCGCCTCGTGGTGGCTGATAGCGGTTCACGCCCTGCCACTATGCGTTGCGGCTGGCTTACATTCCTGTAAGCCTTCACCTCTGATTAGCTTGCGAGACTTATGATTTTTATTTGCCCTCGCTGTGTTTTCACTGCGAGTGATCCACCGGCAATTTTCAGGGCAATACCCATCATTAGGGTCAATGCGGTCAATGGTCAGGTCATCCGCGTATCCATGGTGCAGTGCCCACGCCTTGAACGCCTCATAGCTGCCCCATTCCTCACACACACGAACGCCCTTGCCACCGTATAAATAGTAGGCTTCACGATTTGCGTTGCTGCACCGTTGCCGCATCCCGCTCCATATTGTGTAAAGCCGTGTTCTGTGGTCATGGCTCTCTCCGTGTAACGTATTCTTTTTCCCCTGCGCTTTCGCCGTTTCTCGACGCAAGCACCCGCAAGAGGATGTATTCCCGCTTCGGAGGTTATTGCCGGTGGCAACAACCACAAGCCCACAATCACAGGCGCACTTCCAATATGTTTTGTGGTTTTGTAGGCGGTCAAATCCCACAACAACTAAGCGCCCATATCTCTTACCGGTTAAATCAATCATATTCATCCTCCATTAGATGTTTTGTCTCGTTTAGCCTTCCAGCTTTTTTCGGGGGTTTTACATCGGCAAGCCTTTACCGATGAAGAAATTTTCGTTTGTTTCTACACAATCGTACAGGTCTATCCCAGAATTGAAATTCACCCCGGCAGCGTATTCCTTTGCCACTTGCTCCGGGGCCATGATGCCTTTACTCATAACATCACTCCTTTACTTGACATTGCCTGTGTATCGCAGCTGCACGTCCGTCTCCAGAACCGTTGCGGTAGACGATGCCGATTTGCTCTTGAATACCAGCTTGTAGAAGGTGGCCTTCTTCACCTTCATTTTCACCCGCCGCACCTGCGGCTTCCGGTTGGTGCCGAAAGACCAGTGGGCGAAGTCCGCATGGGCGAAAGTGGCAAGGCCGGAAGAGACAATCTTTTCCGGGTAGTCGCTGCGGCGGTTGGTCTCCACCGTCACATGCACCCGTGCGTTGCTCTCCGGCTGGATCGCCACAAAGATCAGCGGGCTGTATTTCAGCACCCAGTCCCGGTCAAAGTCCATGGAGCCGGTAGCAGCGTAGGCGTCAATGTCCTTGCCGTCATCGTTCCGGTACTGCCGGGAAAGATGCACCACGCCGCCGTCAGGCCGGAATCCGTAGGTCTCCAGCCCTATCTCCACCATGGCCCGGAAGTTCAATCCGGTGTAGAGATACCATGCGTCCGCGCCGTAGTTCAGAATCAGCGCCTTGTCTCCGTACATCCACCAGTATTCTTGCGCCGATTTCCGGTTGAAGGTCCGGGTATCTTTCATGTCAAAGCCTTGCAGCGTCACTTCTACCCGGTCGGAGATCCGTTCCGCGTTCCGCTCGTCAAAGGTGATGTTTCCGCTGGTGGATACGCTCCGCCACCGATACACCGCCTGATCGTCCAGCGTCAGGGGGTTGTTCTCCAGAATGTCCACCTGCCCCGGAGCCTTATTGCCGAACTGCCGGTTGACAGGGGTCACGTAAAACGCCGCCGTGGTGACGTCCGTAGCCGTTACCAGCGTGGAATAGCTCATGGAGTAGGTGGCGTCCTGCTTAAATACCACCAGCCGTGCGTAGTGACGCACCATCCCGGTAATGGGCGTGTTGGCCTCGCCAACCTCCGCCTCGTACAGATCAGGGAAGTATTCCGCCGAAGGCTTTCCGGTGGCGGAATCAATGCCGGAGTAAATGGTCTTGTTGGTGCCGTCTCCGTAGAGAAACACGCGGCTGTCAGTCTGGCCGTTGTAAAGCTCGGAGAAGCGCATCCCCGTTACCTGTGCCCGCTCTCCGTTGCCGCTGCGGTAGATCAGCTCCAGTGTGTTGGTGCCGGCAGCCGGGGCGGGGGTAATGGTGAAGGTCCGCGCCGTCAGGTCTGAGGTGTAGGTCTGCGCCGTGTCCCCGATCTTCACGGAGATGATCTCATCCACCGTCTTTTCCGGGATGTGGAAAACCGTCTCCTTGCCGTCGGGGGAATACAGCACCTTCCGCTTGCCCGTCAGCCGGTTTACGTTTTCCAGCAGAAACCCACCGCCCGCAGGCGTGGTTGCGTTCATTACCGTGGGGATATAGCCCTCAACCGCCGCAAAGCTGCTGTCCTCCTTGCCGTCCCAGCTCATGTACTCATGGCCGTTCAGCAGGTAAACCTTGTTGGAAAAGCCGAAGAACGAGGTCTGATCCTGTGTGCACTGACCCACAACCTTGGTTGTTGCCGCCGCCGGGTCCAGAGAGAAGATCAGCCCGCCGAAGGCGGCAAGGGTCCGCTGCTTGCTGTCGACCACGCCCTCCCATGCACCGGAGAAAACCGGGTTTGCTGTGGGGGCCGTGTGGCCGCTCTCCGCGCACCATGCGTCCCATGCCGTTTTCAGGTTCAGCACCGTCTTAGTGCCGGGGCGCAGTTGCAAGTGCTTCTCCCGCGTTATGCGGAAGTTCCGCATCTTGCTCATTTCGCCGTTCTTGATCTTGGTATCCCCGTCCGGGTTCTCGTTCAGGCCCAGAAACTGGCGGATCTTCAACACCTGAATATCGTTGCTGGATGTGATTTGAGCCATCGTCTGGGCCTCCTTTATCCGTAGGATAGATAACCGGCGGTCATTTCCCCGCCCGTCATCACGTCATCGTAGTTCTCGCCCTCGTCGAAATCGTCCATGATCTTCTCCTCGGTTTTCTGAGCGCCCAACACGCGGGTGACACAGAAATACCGGGCAGCGTCGCAGATATGGGTGATCTCATGGGGCTCCGTGGCGCAGTCCGAGGGGTTTTTCTCGTCATGCTGGATGGAGGGCAGGTTGCGAATCAGGCCCACGCAGTTTTCCGTCACCAGCAGTCCGGGCCGGTCCGTGTCGCTCTTCATGGGCTTCAGCAGCTCCTTGACGGCCATCCAGCCCTGAACACGGTTGTTGCTGGCTTTCAGCAGCCCCAACCCGTTCTGCGCGAAGATCTCCGCCATGCTCCGCCCGCTGTCCTTCTGCCGGTTCCACATATCCGGCGGGGCGATGGTGAACTCAATGTGCTCCTCCGGCGGCGTCAGGGCATTGGCCAGCTTTGCCGCCTCGCTGACGATCAGGCCGCTTTGCTGTACCTCCCGGTACACATAGGCCCGCCCCTCAAAGTCCACCGCCACCCAAAGGCAGGCGAACATATCAAGGCCGTAGTCGAACGCCCGGTATTTCTTCCACTCACGAGGCACCCGCACAAAAGGCGCGATCACATGGGTTTCTTTGCGGAACTCCGGGAAGAACGTGCCTGCCATGGCGTTCCAGTCGCCGTAACGCCACGCCCGCCGTACATCCTCCGGTAGCAGGTCCAGCATTTGCTTGTACTCCGGGGATGCCTCTAAAAGCTGGGGGTTATCGTCCACCGTAGCGGGGATGAAGGTGTAATCCTTGGCCTTTTCCCCCTCCCGGTACTCCCGGTCCACAAACAGCCGCTTTACCCACAGGTGGCCGATGCCGCCGGGGTTGCAGGTCAGGTACATCCGTCGGGGGAACTTGGTCGCACCGCGCAAACACGCGCCCAGTGTGCGGAACTGGGATTCCGAAAACTGAGTGGCCTCCTCCATGAAGATCCAGTCAAATTCAAGTCCCTGATACTCCTGATCGTCCCCCGCTCCGTAGTGCCCGAACTTGATAATACTGCCGTTGCAGAAGAACATCATGCGCATACTGCCGTTGTAGCTGCCCACCTCCGGTGGGATCAGCTTTTGCATGGGCAGGATGATGTTCTGCTCCAATTCCGGGTACTCCCGGCGCACGATCAGGATCTTGATGCCGGGGTAGGTGAGCGCGCCGCCTGCCGCCTTCCGCAGCAGAACGTGTGTCTTGCCGCCGCCTCTGGCGCCGCCGTAAGCCGTGTACCGGCTCCGGGACTGGCAGAACTGCTTCTGTTTGGGGTTCAGCGTCCCCAAATCCACCTGCACCGTTCCGCCTGCTGTCTGTTTATATCGAGGCATAATCGCTCCTTATATCTGGTGGACGGGCCGGGTTCATGCACCCGCTCCGTCCATATATGGGGGAAGGGGCCGAAGCCCCCTCCCATGAGATCACTCGTAATCCTTGGTGCCCTCGATGCCCACGCAGCCGTCCTTGGTGGCCACGGCCCGCATGGTCTGACCGGCGGTCAGGGTCACAGCGGCGGTGTAGACCTCGGCGGTAGTGGAATACCGGGGGTTGGTGCCGTCGGTGGTGTACTTGAACACCACGCCGGACACGGCGGTGATGCTGACGGCATGGCCGGTGATAGACATCACGGGGGCCGCCAGAACCGCAGCATTGCCGCAAACGGCAACACCGTCGCCCTTGGCGCCCAGCACGAAGCTGTCATAGTAGGTCACGCCCTGCACCACGGGGCCGGAATAGCCCTGCACCTCGGTCAGGATGTTGTACTTCTGGAGCTTCACGGGGTCCACGGTGCACCCCTTGTGCTTGATGAAGAAGTACACACCGGCGGGCATGTAGCTGGTGGGGATGGGCTTCACGCGGCAGCCGTCGAACTCGCCTACAACGCCCTTTGCCAGAGCCTCCTTGCCCAGTGCGTCCACGCCGATGTAATCGGGCATCTGCTTGAGCAGCTTGTAATACTCGGTGGCGATGTAGAGGGTGCGGCCCTCCAGAGGCACCAGCGCGTCGGTCATCTTCGCGTTCAGATCGATGATGAGACCGCCGATGGTGGCCTTGGTGGGGGCGGTAGTCTCCTTGACGGCGATGTTCGCGCCCATGATCCACTTCTTGATGCGGTGCTTGTCCATGCCGGGGATAGTCACCTCGTCCAGCTGACGGCGCAAAGCGCTGCCTGCGGACTTCTGGATGGCCTGATCGGTCTGGTCCAGTGCGTCGATGGTGAAGGAGAAGGCGGGCTGCATCTCGCAGGTCATCTCCTGAAGGGTGTCACCCACGTCATGGACCTCACCGAAGCGGTTGGAGCCGCTGCGGGTGTACTGGGTCTCAGGCACGGTGTTCACGCTGCCGATGCGGATGGTGCGGCTGTTGGGATTCAGCCAGGAATAGCTGTTGCCGCAGTCATCGGCGGTGATGGAGGCTTTCTTGAAGCGCTCCGCGATCTTGGTTGCGTACTTAATTGCGTAGTTGATAGCCATAGGTAAAAACCTCTCTTTCGTCCGGTTTCCCCATAGGCAAAAGAGCCGTTACATGGCACTGTCAAAGGCATCTCCGAAATCGTCCCGCGTCTTGGAGTTGTCCCCGGCGCTTCTCATGCTGCCGGTGGAGCGCTCCGCGTTCCGCTGGTTCTGCTGTACGGAGGCGGTCTCCCGCTTGGCGTCTGCCGCGTCCTGCCGCGCCTGCTGCACGGCGTACCGGGCGTAGGCGGCTACCAGAGAAGAGCCGTTCCGCACGTCTGCCCAAACCTGAGGCGGGATGCTGTTGGGGTCCTTTGCTGCCTCGGGGAATGTCTGTTGAAATTCCTGAATGTCCGCCTGTCGGCGGCTTGCCGCCTCGGCCTCGGCCCGCTGGGCCTGCGCCATGGCGTCCTGCTGGGCCTGCCGCTCTGCTTCTGCGACGGCCACAACGGCCTCCCGGTCCTCAAGCTCCACGGAGCGCCGTGCGTCCGCTTCGCTCAGGCCCTCGGCCTGCTTTGCCTGCTCCCGGAGCCTGGAAATGTAGTCTTTGGTGTTCAACCCCTGCTGGTTTGCAAAGCGGTTGACCATCTCCATCACAGGCTTAAACTCGTCATACTGGCTGCGGATGCGGTCATAGTCCATGCCCTTCTGGGCCAGTGCCACCATTTCCGCTTCGTTGGCCTGCCGCACCTCGCCCATGTGCCGCAGCTCCCATGTCTGGGGCCGTGCGTCCACGGTCTCCGACTCGGTCTGCTGCGTCTGGGCTGCCTGTTCCGCGTCTGCGGGAGGCTCGGTGTCCTCATCCGGCGTCTCTGCGCTCTCGCTAGGGTCTTCGGCAGGCGTTTCCTCGCCAGTCTCCGTCGGCTCTGCGGTCTCCTCCGGCTGGTCTGCCGTCATCTCCGCGCCGCCGTCCCAATCGTCCAAAAAGGCGTCCGTGGTCTCGGGCTCCTGTTCGGGGATCTGGTTCATGTTTTCGTCCATATTGGCCTCTTTCCCCGGCCTGGTCTGGCCGGATCTTTGTATTTTCAAAGCCTGGTCTGGCTTTGTTGACAAAACAAAAAACGAGACCACAAGAAACGGCTTTCGCCGTTCTCATGGCCTCGTTGGGCTCTCGTTTTTATTCGGTTTTCAGGGGGAAGGGGACGTCTGTATCCAGCTCCCGCCCCTCAAAAATGGTGGGGTAGTGGCTCACCTTGCATCTTCGGCAGTAAATCGGCGTGTTGTAGATCACACTGCCCGGTTCGATGTGCTGAAGCGCTTTCCCGCAGATAGGGCAGCGGTAGACCCACGTCCCATCTACCACCATGCTCCAAACTCCCCGTGCTCAATGCCGCCGTAGAGGTTTTCCACGTCACCGATCACGCTGGGCAGGCTCTGGCGGCACAGCTCCAGCTGTTCCAGAAACGTCTGCCACAGGAAGTTGGCCCGGCTGGGGTCCTCCTCCAGCAGCAGCAGACCTGCCAGACCGTAGGGCAGCGCCCCGGTGCAGATCCGCTCGTCCAGCGCCACCTCGTCCGCCATCTCCGTCACCTTGGGGCAGATAGGCCGCTTGCCGCCCGCCGCCTCCAAAGCGTCCCGGTAGTTGTCGCTGTACGGAAACGCCCGGTCTAAAACGCTGTTCAGCAGGGAAACGGTCCGCAGCTTGTACTCCTTGGTGTCTGCCGTGTCCGTGGAGCCGGTGGATTCGTTCTGGGAATCCATCAGGTGGATGGCGATGTCGAAAATCTGCTGTACCGTAACCGCCATATCACACCTCCCGCCCCTTCAGGCTGGCTTTCATGGTGTTCAGATCGTAGGTCATCAGGTTGTCAATGCCCTGTTCCACGCTTTTCTGCCGGTCCGTAGGCTCCTCCGCCTCCGGCTTTTCCGGTTCCGTGGGGGAGGGGGCTTTGATCTCCCGCAGCAGCCGCAGGATCAGCACCGCGCATACGACAGCGCCCATGCTGGCCGCACCGCAGATCAGGGATAAAACCAAAATCAGGCCGTTCACCTCGCCGCCTCCTCACTTGAAGTCGCTTGCGTCCACGCCGTCCCCGAAGGTCACGTTCACGCTGATGTCCTGGCGGGTCTCCTGCTTGTCCTGATAGCCGCCCAGACGCTTCTGCTTGTTCAGGAAAATGCCTCGCGTCACCATGCCCTTTTCCTGGTAGATGGGGCTGGTGTCGATCTGCTCCTGAATCCGCTGGTATGCCAGCCGCACGTAGTAGCTGAACACGCAGCGGGGGTCCTCGATCTCCTCGTCACCCGCTTCAAAGGCTTCCACCTGTGCCTCGACCACCTCGTCCTCCCGGCCATCGTTGTAATCGTAGTACCGCTGGAGCCGTGCGATCTGCCAGCGCAGCGCATTGGCAAGGCCCGCCTCGCTGTATGCCTGCTCCAGCCGGTCCTGCACGTCAAAGTATTCCTCGGACTGCTTCAGGAACGCCTTGATCCTCTCAATCGTCTGTTTCCTGTGGGCCGCGGCGGCTTTCTTGTTCATGTTATCCATGTGCGCCTTGCGCTCTTCCGCAGTGGGATTTTTCTTCTGATAAGCCATGCCCCGGCCCCCTCTCACAAAAAATTCTGGTGGTTTCGGCAGGACTTGAACCTGCGCATACCTCCGGGTGCGGTGCTCTACCGACTGAGCTACGAAACCATGCTCCGGTGGGCTGTTCGGACCCACCGGGCAACAGGAAAGGAACTGAAGGTGAAAACTGGCGTCTGACATAGGAGGCAGGCGGGTTCTATCCCGCCAACTTCATTCAAGCATATTTCGTCAAGTGGACACAATGGGTTTCAGTTATTTTCGTAATGTTCTACATAAAATCCCCCGCCCCCTTTTTCCGCCACCCCCCCAGAGGAAGCACCGGCATAGCTTCCCGCAGCCCTGCCAGTGCAGAGAGGTCTGTGAAAGGGGGGAGGGGATGTGGGTATATAGCCCTATACCCTGCGCGAGAGACACCCCCTGTTTTTCCGCTACCCCCCTAACCCCCTGCTCTCTGGTCTCTACCTCTGGCCCCCTGACCCCCAGCCGATGAAGCCTCGGCCCGTCCTGATGGAATCAGCCCCCAGCCGGAGCAGCCAACAGGAATTGCCCAGCCCAGAAGAGGAAATACACAGAATCGACACAGCAACAGCCGAAGCCCAGCAGCCGCAACGGAAATATTTAATAGCCCCTTAAATATCGCCAAAAAGGGTAATTGCCCCGCCGAATTGGAGCCGCTGACCTTTGACCGGATCACCGGCCTATCTGCGAATATCTCCGAATACCTCGCAAATGCTCCGTTTTACTCCTGTTTTCTCTCGTTCTCTCGCGTTTTTTATTCGCCGTGTCTCCTTCTTCCGCTATTCTCCCGGTAGAAGTATATATATATCTAATCCCTGTAGTAGAAGCTAATAGAATCTAACAGAAGCTAATATATATCTAATACACGCTCACTCTCTCACTCTCTTATTCTCTCCCCCCTATAGTCCCCCCTCCCCTTCTCTCCCTCTCTCACTGCCGCCGCCCCGCCCCCGCTCACAAAAAGAAAAGCGCCGGGGGTGTTGTACCCTCGACGCTCTGACGCTCGTTACAGCTTGTCCCGGATGGCCTCAATGATCCAGGCGTTGACGCTCTGGCCTGCGGCGGCTGCTGCCGCTCTGATCTGGGCCTTGGTTGGTGGCTCTGTTTTACTCGTCATTACCACGATGCGCTCTTGATTTTCTTTCTGCCATATATTCCGCCGATCTGGCTTTCTTTCCTCCATTATTTCACCGCCTTTCTTGCACTACATTATACAAAATCGCCGCAAATCATGTCCATGACAAAATTGCACAAAAAGTCATGGCAATGATTGTTGATTTTGCCTGCTTGACAGCGTCATGGAAATGACGTATTATTAAGGCACACAAGGCGATCACGACAACGCCGGGGGATGAGCAAATAAAACCAGAAAGGACGAGATAAAATGCTCAACCTCGACAAACTCGACAACATGGAACTTTCTGCCAAACAAGACCTTGATTGGAAATCGCTCATGCAGCTTTGCGAAGTGTCACAAAGCGATGTATTCAACGGAATTTACGCCGCGTATAAATACGGATTCCAGCGAGGGCAAACCGCAGAGAGAAGCAAAAGCAAAAAGAAGCCCCGGCCAGAGTTCCAGCACTGACCGAGGCACGCCCCAAACTCAACCTCAACGAAAAGAAAGGAGCCTTATTATTATGGCACAGTATTTTGAGAATGTAAAGACCTTGGACGAGCTGAAAAAGCAGTATCGCCGCTTGGCTATGAAGTATCATCCGGACATGGGCGGCAGCACTGAGGCCATGCAGCAGATCAACGCCGAGCATGACGCACTCTTTGAAATGCTGAAGAAGCAGCACAACGCCAGCGCGGACGAATACCACCAGACCACCGAAACCGCCGCCGAATTCCGCGACATCATCGATTTTCTGATGAAGTTTGATGATCTGGAAGTTGAGCTGGTCGGCTCCTGGGTGTGGTGCGGAGGCAATACGAAGCCCCACAAGGACGATCTGAAAGCCGCCGGTTTCCACTGGTCCCAGAACAAGGAAAGATGGTATTGGCATCACCCCGAAGAGGGCCGCAAGTGGAGACGTGGCAAGGCCACAATGGACGAGATCCGCCGGAAGTATGGAAGCCAGATTTTCAGCGGCGGACGTGAAGATAGCGCATTTGAGAAAATCGGGGCGGCCTGCTGAGCCGCCCCATGGAGGTATCGAATATGCCAAATTTTATTGACTTAACCGGTAAACGTTTCGGCTCTGTTTCCGTGATAGAGAGAGCCGAAAACAGCGCGAGAAATGAGGTCATGTGGCGCTGCCGCTGTGATTGCGGTAAGGAGTTTACCACAAGGGCACGTTCTCTAAGGAGCGGGGAGTGTACAAGCTGCGGATGCGTCAGACGCGCACACTCCATCGCAGCAATGGCGAAGGCCAACACAAAGCACGGAGCAGCCCCGCACAGGGGGTACACGAAGTTATATAATACATGGCTCCGTATGAAGGGCCGCTGTAATCGACCAACCGCAACAAGCTATCAGTATTACGGCGGGCGTGGGATCTCCGTCTGTGACGCATGGCAACATGATTTCCAGGCGTTCCGCGATTGGGCACTTGCACACGGATACCGAGAAGGATTATCTATTGACCGCATCGACGTAAACGGTAATTATTGCCCGGAAAACTGCCGCTGGATTACTATGGCGGAACAGCAGCGGAACAAGCGCCCAGTGAATGAGTGGCACTTCAAGAAGCGTGAGAAAGGCGGTAAACTATGAACTATCTTGACCTATTCCAGCGCTACGGCAACCCCAGCCGCGAAGCGGAAATACGGCTGACCGCCTATCTGCTCCGGCCCGACGCTCTGACCGCCGACCGTATCAAGGCCCACGATGACAGCGCCGCCCGGATGATTGCCCGGTGTAACGAGCTGATCGGCCAGCTGACCGAGTACCGCGCAGCCCTGGCGGAGCGATACGCTGCCCTCGCAACTGCCGCATACCGTGACCGGCTGGAGCTGACCCGTGACCCCGGTTACAGAGGCAAGCCGGTAATCTACTTTGTGCGGATCGTCCGCACTTATGAGGACGGCACCACGGAGCGCGTTTTAGACGAGAAATATTTCGGCACGGAGCGCCGGAAAGCCTTTGCCCGATTTGCGGAGCTGAAGCACCAGCGCCCCGGCATTGAGACCATGCAGGACACCGAGAAGCGCAGTTGGGAGCGTTGACAACCGAAAAAGAACAGCGGCCCGGAGCCATCCGAGCCGCTGATTTTTTATGCCGTTTTCGCCATGCTTCACAGTACCTTCACAGTATAGCCAAAAATCCCCATGAAATCCTCATAAAGTGTTAACAGACGGTTATTTATTCACCCTCTGCGCCCCATTACACCAGTCTGCACAAAAGTCCATCAAACCACGCAGTTTCAACGCTTCCAGCGTTTTTTAGAATTGCGTTTTGATGTAACCTGATGTAAAAAAATTGAATAAAAACTTCACAGTAACTTCACAGTTGCGAGACTGGTTTCTCGTCAAAATACGCCGTCAGTTTTTCGGCTGCCGTCTGCCTCCGGTCCTGCCGCAGGTGGGTGTAAACCGCCTCCACCACTTCCGGCGTATCACCCAGCAGGCCAGCCGCCTGTCTGGGGTCAAGCCCCGCCTCATAACAGATCGTTGCGAAGCTGTGCCGGAAGCAGTGCGGCGTGATGGGGAAGGTCTCCACCGTTTCGCCGTTTTCGCCCTGCTGGATCTGGTTCAGGCCCACGTCCCGGCAATAGTGCCGCCACTCTCTCATGATCTCATAGGGCGTCATATAGCCTCCATCGCCACCGGGGAACAGCAGCCCGATCCGGTTTTTCGGAAGTGCCTCCGCCAGAGGCGGCAGCAGGGGAATATCCCGCAGGCCGTTATCCGACTTCAAGTGATTTTCCAAAACCGGCTTGGTGGTTGCGTAGTTGACCTTCTTGTCGATGTGGATCACACCGGCTTTGCGGTCAATGTCGCGGTACGTCAGCGCCAGCGCCTCACCCCGGCGGCATCCGGTGTACAACAGCAGATAGCCGAACAGCCACCAGCGGGCCGTCTTAGCCTTGCCCGCCGCCCGGACGGCCTCCTCTTGCTCTTCCGTCAGCGCCTCCCGCTTTTTGCAGGGCAGCCCCCGGCTCTTCTTGACCTCCGCCGCCGGACTGATTCGAATATCGCCCTTGATGACGGCATGGGTGAAAATCATCCGGCAGACGGCAAGCTCAATGCCGACGCTGTTTGCGCTGCGGCCCTGCGCCTCAAAACGCTTGATGTAGTTCCGCACGTCTACCGGCTCGATCTCTGACGCCCGCCCCGGAAACGCCTCTTTCAGCCGCTTCACGGCGTAGCTGTATACCCGCCGGGATGATTCGGAGATCTCGCTCTCATGTTCCCTCTCCCATTCATCCGCGATCACCGGGAAATTCCGGCCCTTCTCCGCCTCCAGCTTGTACTCTAAGATCTTGCGGTCTACCTCTCTGTCAGTCTTGCCGCGAAAGGCTACCCGCTTGCCGTTGATGGTGCGGATCGCCTCGTGCAGCCCGTCCTTGCGGACGCCATATTTACTTTTCTTCGCCATTTTTTCCTTTCCTCCTGTTGCATCGCCAGGGGGATCGTGCTATACTGTGATTGATCCTCCTTTGGCTTTGTCGTGATTGCGATTGGTGGGTTTGCCGTCTGAGTGTTCCAGCACTCAGGCGGCTTTTATTCTATGTAACGGATCGCGCCCCAGGCCCCGTGAGTAGCGTCCAGATAGAGCAGCAGCAGAAAAATCAAAAGGAACGTGAGAATCCCGAACAGGACCCGCTTCTCCCTCTGCTGCTGGCGGATCAGCCGCCGCAGATCGTCAATATGCGCGGCGTAAATGCCCCGGTCATCGTCCTGTTCGCTGTTCCGCAGCACCTCCAGAATCTTTTCGGCCACATCGTCCGGCGGTTTCGCCGCGCCGGAAATGTAGCGTGATACCATGCTTTCCGATGCATTACATTGCTCGCCGATTTCCCGCAGGGTCAGCGGGCTTTTCATGCGCATTGCCCTCGCCTTTTCCGAAAAATTCACCGTTTCCCCTCCTTGAAAGTTTTTTGCAAGGAAAATCCTCCCTTTGAATTGGACTTTCCTGCTAAATGGGTCTATCGTTTTCATAGGCCCACTCCCCTTTCCCCGGTCCCGCTTCGGCGGGCCGGGGTTTCAAATAGAAAGGAGCATCCAACCTATGACAGACCTTGAATTTCTGGAAACCTTCCGCAACTTACTGCCGGAGAAGCAAGCCGCCGTCCTTATTGCGATGCAAGAGCTTTTATTATCTCAACGATCCGCTCCCGGTTCTCCGGCGTCAGCTGATGTAAAAGCTCAATAATCCTCTTATCATCTTCCGCCAGCTCGCCCTCATTCGTGGGGGCGGGCTGTTTCTCACTCATGAGTTCCGAAAGCTGGCAACCGAACAGGTCTACCAGCGAAGCCAGATAATTCGATCTGGGAATGTTCTTCCCGGCGCACCAGTCTGATACCTGGGCTTTCGATACGTTCAATTTTAATACGAGATCGCTTTGTTTCAGGTTCTCCCGGATCATCAATTTATTTAGATTCCGTGCGAAAACTGCACAGATTTCTTCTTGCCCCATTGGATTCACCCCTTTTTTTGTTAAATCCATTGTAAGTCATTTTTAATCGAATTGCAAGAACTATTTTTCGTTTTAACCTAACTTTTTGCTTGACATCCCTTTTCGCCGGTGGTATTATAATGTTAGATTAAATCGAACGAAAGGAGTTCACGCTATGAGCTTTCAAGTTACCCTCCGCGCCGCCCGCGTAAACCGTGGAATGAAGCAGGCAGACGCCGCAAGATCCATTGGGGTCAGCAGCCGCACGATTTATAATTGGGAGATCGGCAAGCGATTCCCCCCAGCGGACAAGCTGCTTTCCCTCTGCGATCTTTACGGCGTCCCCATGGACAATATTTTTATACCCAGAAAGTAAGATTTAATCGAACATTCGAACCGAAAAATTATTCGTGCCGTTACACGAACAATTTTCCTCGCTCTTTACCCAGAAACGTCAATGCACTGTGAATCCCTGGTTTGGGATCTTTCAGGCGGTTAACGGCCCGCTTCTTCTTGAAGCACCATCTTTGCGGCTGCGACTCCGCTTTCCCACCATCTGGTCAAAGCCTGGTTTGGTTCTGTTCTGGCGTGGGAGGCAAAAAGCCTGCCGTGGCAAACGCTTTAAGCGCCGCTTTGATAGGCCTCGCCCCCTTTCTAATGGGATGCACTTATTTTACCAAAATAGGAACACTCGCGCAAGTCTTTTTATGATGGCATTGCACGCCAAATTGCATAGGTGATAAGCGCAAGCACCGCCAACATAATCAGCAAGTTTCTGATCCGCTCCCCGATGGGCAAATCGTGTCCCGCTGGCATAGAGTTCCCCAAATTACCACCAGCCGCAGCAAAGGCTCCAAATGCCCAAAGAATCCCTGCGATAAGTGTTGCTGCTGCCAAGGTCAGCAGACCTTCAACCGGTGATTCCTTGATCCAGTCAACCCCCAGGTCAATGCAAGTCAAAACCCATCCCAACGGTACAAATTCCGTAAAATCTAAAATTCCGCTCAGTATTTTCTTCATTTCAATCCCCCCTTACCCCCAAACATACACCAATTCACACCAACAAGCAATCACGAAAAGGAGAATCAACATGAAAGAACTGAAAGTAAAACTCACCTTCACCGAACCCATCCTTGGCACGTCCCCCGCCAACCCGGAAATCTACCGGGAGTTTATCGGCTCCAAGTCCCCCGACGCCGCCACCGTGGAGGAGGAAGTCTCCGCGCTGGGCGCTGACGCCGTGGCAGAAAAGGCCATGACAGTGTTCCCCCGGATGGAGGACGGCACCCCGTTCCTGTATGACTACCAGATCAAAGGCTTTTTCAAGGACACCTGCGGTGGTCTCCGCAAGGTCAAGGGCACGGCCAGCGAGAAGATCAAGGCTTACAAGAAGGAGATTGATAAGCTGATCTTCCCGGAGCCCCGCGTGATCCCTCTGGAGTTTGACGGCCCGATTGGTGAGTGTCAGCGCCCCCTGAGAGCGCAGACGGCGCAGGGTGAGCGCATCAGCCTTGCCATGAGTGAAGAGATCCCCGCTGGCGCTACCTGCGAGTTCCGGGTGGTCTGCCTCTGCGACGATCATGAGAAAGCCGTCCGGGAATGGCTGGACTATGGCCGCTTCTCCGGCATCGGCCAGTGGCGCAACAGCGGCAAGGGCCGGTTCGTCTGGGAAGAGCTCCAGTAACGCAGCGGAATGGCAACGCGAAGCAATGTGACGCAACGGAAATGAGGCGCTCAGCGTCGCAAAGCAACGGTATAGCAAGGAACTGTAATGAACCGTGAGGGAGCGGCAATGAGGTGCTGGGCATGGCCAGGAGGCGCAAAGCAACGGCATAGCATTGCAGTGCAATGAAGCGCCATGGAAGGGCCGCGAATCGTTCAGCAATGCAACGGCAAAGTGGAGAAACGCTTAGCAAAGGCAATGCAAAGAGAAGCAAGGAAATGCTATGGACTTGAATGGAACTGCGAGGGAACTGCTTTGTACGGTAAGGCCGAGAATGGCAACGGAATGGCGAAGCGCCGTGTAGCCTTGAACAGCAACGGAATGGAATAGACAAGCTCGGCAGTGCGGCGGCTTAGATTCGCTGCGCACCGCACAATCAATTGCAATCACGATAAAGCCAAAGAAGGAGGCCCCTATGGTCAACGATTTTTACTATGACAATCTGGAACAGATCCTCGCCTTTACCGGCGGGCGAAATCTTCTGAACATCAAGGACGTCAAGGCGTTCACCGGCATCCGGGATCCCCGCACCGTCAGAAAGCGCTATCCCATGGACGCCAGCGGCCATATCTCCGCCGCCACGCTGGCCCGCCAGCTTTGCGGAGGTGCCAGAAAATGAGCAAGCTCAACCTCTGCGGCTTTAAGCCAGACCCAAAGCCGCCCGCGCCGCCGGAGCTGGGTGCCCGGTGCAGTCTCAGCCTTTGCCTGGGCGACGCTGAGCACCCAACCCGCACCGGCACCATTACCTACATCAACATTCCGCACCGCTGGTTTCTGGTCACCTTCGACGGCGGCCTGCGCCAGTGCTATCACTTCGGGGAGGCTTAACTATGGATACTACAACGTTCATTTTCGTGCTGATCGGCGCATCCACCGCCGCCGCCTGGCTTTTCAAAATCGTAGACATGATCGAGAGGAGGCCCCGCCATGAAAAGAGATAGCCGCACACGGGAGGAACGCCGCCGGGACCGGGCCGACTTCTCCGCTTGGATCTCCTTCGGCTGCTTCCTCGGCTTCCTGCTCATGGTGCTGGCCCACATGCTGGGTGTGGTCTGATGCGTCGGCGCCGTGGCCGGATGGCAGAATTACCGCCCTGCCCCCGGTGCCACATGTACGGCGGTAAACGGATGGTAGCCCCCGGAAAGGAGGACCTGTTTTTCGTCCTCTGCGATTCCTGCGGCTACCGCACGAAAAAATATACGGACATCGCCCACGCGGTCCGTTTCTGGAGGGAGGCCCAACTATGACCAGAAAAACCTATCCCATCTGCCACTTCTGCGAGCATCCCCTGAACCCCAATGCGGAGGACGATTGCGACCGCGTGTTCGTCCTGCCCAACGGGGAGCTGTGCTGCCCGCCCTGCTTTAAAGATTACCTACTGAACGAGCTGGATAAAAACATGGACCTGTTTGCCGATGCCCTCGGTATCCCGGTCCTGTATACGGAGGGTCCTAATGCTGACATTTGACGAGGCCACCCACACCTACGCCCTTGACGGCGTAAGGCTTCCCAGCGTGACCGAGGTCACCCGCTTCTGCGCCTATGACTACAAGTCAGACCGGCCATGGCTGGCGGAGGCTGCCGCCCGCCGGGGAACCGCCGTTCACGAAGCTTGTGCCCTCATCGACTACGGTGAGGACCCGGAGGAAACCCCGGAGATCGCCGGATACCTGAAAGCCTACCGCCGGTTTCTGGCGGACTATAAGCCGGACTGGCAGCTGATCGAACACCCCATGGGGAGCCTTGACGTAGGCTTTGCCGGAACACTGGATCGTTTCGGAACCATCCGCGAAAGTCCATTGATTTTAGACATAAAAACTGGACAGCTCCATGACGCCGCCCTCTCCGCTCAGATGACCGGCTATTACCAACTGCTTCAGCATGAACGCGGCGGCATCCTGTTCGCTGAACTCTACGCCCTGAAACTCTCCCACGATGGGACATATCAGCTTGCCATTGTCACGCCGCGTCCCGGCCTCTTAGGGGCCTGCATTACCCTCCACCATGCCACAGAAAGGAAGAAACGCACATGAATGAACTCGCCCTGTACCAATACAACGCCGCCGCCTTGACGGTGGCCCCCATCCCCCGCTCCGGCAATTACACCATCTGCGCACCAGACGGAGCGCCCGCCGTCCTGAAACGCGGCATCGACTTCGGCATGATCCGCAAGAAGAATGGCGACGCCATGACGAAAAACCCCACCCTCTTCAAGTCCGGCGCGGAGAAGGTGGCCGTGGCTTACGGCCTCTGCCAGCGCTACACCCTGGAAAGCAAGCTGGAGGACATCGAGCACGGATTTTTCTACTTCCTCGTCCGCTGCGACCTCATCAAGATCTACGATGGCAAGGAGTACGTCATCACCTCCGCCTACGGCTCCGGCAACACCCGGGAGGGCCGCACCGGCTCCCAGTCCCCTTATGACGGCGCCAACAGCGCGGTCAAGATGGCCCAGAAGCGTGCCCTGGTCTCCGCTGCCCTGTCTCTCGGCTGCGTCTCCGATATGTTCACCCAGGACATTGAGAGCGACACCGAGGACGGCAGCGCCTACATGACCAACAAGGACCCCAACGCCCCCATTACCGCCGCACAGGTCAAATTCTTCTATTCTGCTTGTTCCCGCCACGGCCTGACGAAGCAGGAGGCGAAAACCCTCTTGAAGGCCCACGGCTACGATAGCGCCAGCAAGGTACTCAGCAAGGACTTTGACGCCCTGCTGGACGCTCTGGAGCCGAAGGAGGATGCCTGATGTTCATCAACGGCTTACCGGACTGCAACCGGGAGGGCGTCCCGCAGAAAACCGGCCTGATTTGTGGACGCTGCGCCAAGGACGCCCAGATCTTCACCTCCAAAAACGGCACCGTCATCGGCTCCGTTTCCGTGGCGGCTTATAACAAGTCTGACGGCACCACCGTCTGGATGACCGTCAAGGGCTTTGGCTCCATGGGCCGTGCAATCGCCAGCGCCTCCAAGGGTGACCCTATCATCGCTGTGGGCCGCGTGGAACCCCATGACTACGAGGGCAAGGTTTATATCGACTTCATCGCGGAGTGGGCCTCTGTGGGCGCTCAGCGCATCGACGCCCGCACCGCCGCCGCCCCGCCCATGAACAGCAGCGGAGGCTTTGAAGAAATTCAGGATGACGGGGAGCTTCCCTTTTAACAACGTTGCCGTGTGTATCTAAAGAGTGATGACGGGCGGATGCAAGCAAGCCGCAGCACGATCACCGACGCACACAGCAGCCGCAGAGAAAAGAAGAACGCCCCCCCACACCCCCCTAAGAAGAAAAGATTATATATATTTATCTTTCTATTGGCAGGGGGAAAAGAATTAGAGGCTAATACGGGAATTAGAAGCTAATTAGAGACTACTACGGAAGTCTTACAGGAGAAGAACATGGAGAAGCAGGACACCCAGCGGTTGTTTAACCTGATTGAGACCCTTTACCCCAACTCCAAGCAGCAGCCCCGCACCCCCGCAGACCTGGAAGCGTGGACGCTGGTATTGGAACCATGGGCTTATGAGGACGCGAAACAGGCGGTGATCCTCCGGGCACGGGAAAACCGGTTCCCGCCGGACCCATCCGAGCTGATCCCCTACCTGCCCAAACCGGAAACCCCAAAGGCGAAGGAGGCCCCCATGCCGGAGCCGTCCGACGCCTATCTGGAAAAATTCTACGCCAAGGCAGGCAAACAGCACGAGCGCTGGCACGAGGCCGGTATCCCCACCCCCTCAGAGGCGAAGAAACAGGGGATGGCCTATGCCGAATGGTGCGCTCTGGCAGATATGCGAGGTGTTTGAATGGCAAGTAATTTTCGGCTGGACGAGCTGATCCGCCGCTATCCCCCACGGGAGAAGAAGCAGAAGAAAGCCCCCAAGGTTGAGTACCAGTCCACGCAGCTTTGCTGGACGTGTGCCAACGCCTGCGGCGGCTGCGAGTGGTCCGACCGTCTGGAGCCTGTCCCCGGATGGGACGCCACCCCCACAAGCCGGGTGCTGAAAGTAGGCGGCAAAGGCAAGGGCGGTACACGGGTAGCATCCTCGTTTGTGATCCACTACTGCCCCAAATTCAGGAGGGGATGATTGAAAAATGTTTGGAAATAAGCGCTTGAAAGCAGAA